CTTTTGAAAAACGCCCGCGAGCACATGGACGGAAGTAGGTTGATTCCTTATTATCCTGATTACTTTCCGACCACTCCTATTCATAAACTATCACAAGAACGTGTATGTCATGTTCTATCTAGCCTGAATGGAAGTAGATTGTGTGCAACTTATCCTGCAAGTTGCAGCCCTAAATATGGTAGGGCTTCGAGTCCTGGTTTTATGGATTTATTTTCTATACCGGACATTGGAATATCAATTTTGGAGTATATGTCTGATTTTTTCGGACTTGCTCTTTATCCAATTTTGCCTATTTTATACTGGGTAATTATTTGGTTGGGGATGATCGGTATTGGTGCTTTGGTCACGTATTGCATCATTATATTGTTTGAATATCTCCAACGTGAAGTAATTGAATTGGAAGAAGGGTTATCTAAGAAAACAAATTTGATTATACAGGGGCAGCGGGAAATTGATGATCTACGTGGTGAACTAGCGGCGTTTGGTGAGGGCGCGCTCAGTACGAACATTGTTGTTCATAACCACGTTGAAACACCTTCGAGAACTTATGATTTGGAAGAGATTAAGAAAATGTTAGAACATCTAACGGCTCTACAGGAGCGAAATCCAAGTGATTGTTCTGTTACATTTCCACAACAAGAGACTGAAATAGTTGCTGAGGATAAGGAAGAAGAAATACCGAGTGCGAATGCGATGAGCACTCCATTGGATTCTACTGAAGTCTGTGTAACTGAAATTCAGAATCGTAAGTCGGTGGAAGAACAGGAAATGTTGGATCGGCGAACCTATGAGAATGCTGCTTCGTTCAGTTTGCTACATGCATTACGAATGACGGCTGTTAGTGGTCATAAACAGGTTCTATTACAAAAACCTTCTGCAGTCATTAAAGTGTCCACATCATGTGGTACGGAGTCTATTGATGAAGTTGTGGTTTACGCTAAGCCAGTAATGGTTTCTCGTGGAACCACCACCCATAAAAGGATGCCTATTGATGTTGTTGGTCGAGTATTATTGCCGAAATGCACTGAGAAGTACCAAAAGGTGTTGCAGTTATTGAAGGACGCTCAAGAGACCAAAGAGATGGAATTAATTTATACCAATCTTGAGGCGATTGAACGAAAAGAAGATGAGATCGAAAATTTGGTATATGTACCAAGTGATCTTGAGGGACCAGCTCGAATGGAGCATATAGTTGATGGATTGCCAAAACTTATTCCATGGTCTACTCTTACACAAGAAGAAAGGGAGCTGCGTGATGCAGACATAATCCAACAAAATACAAATAAAGTTAATCTTTTAAAACAATTGATGTTGGAGAGCGGTCTTATATTAGCCGCTAAGTGTGGGCAACAGGAAGCTAAGTACAAACGTAATATGATGGGAAAAGTTAGATCAAAGAAGAGTAAAGGTACTCTGCGATCTATGGTAACTACTTCTGGAAGTAATGGATATAAGAAAATTTATTACGATCAAGATGGAACGATAGTTTTCGAACTTAATGATTACATTTTAACACCAGAAGAAGAGATAGGATTTCTTTATGATGAATTAATGGCTGAGTGGTATGAAGAGCAAGATTATGATGACGATAATGAGATGACAGTTGATGAGCATTTACAAATGAAAGAGGAAATTAAAAACCAATTCATTTCTGCTTTAGACTCGTTACGAGATGATCGCGGAGCAATCGAATTCGACAGAAACACTTGGCGGAATTTATATTATCAGATAACGGAGACAGTTCGAACAAGACTCGGAAGGTCTACCAATGAGAGGGAACAAGAATCACAGCATTCGTTGACGAAAGTTATGGGTGTTATTTCACGAGCCCTTGATGCTGGAATTAAGAAAGAAGTCCTTACTCGTTATTTACCATTGTTGAGAAGTGGAAAGGACGTTAAGTTCATTACACCTATCAAGCATAATTCTCAAAATATTTGTTCTGTTCATCAGTTCCTGGAAGTGTTCAAACCCTTGGATAAACCTAAAGTTATTCCGAAAATTCTTCTTACAAAGAAAAGTCAAGAAACCACTGAGGCGGTTGTGGTTCCCACTAATATGGGTCCTCGTCGCCAGTACATTTCGTTTTTGGATAACGAAGCCACCCTGTCAGATAAGCCGCTAATAGCTCAAAAGAAACCATTTAAGATGTTGGCTGCTGTTCGAGAAGATGATCCACCTGTTCAGTCTGCGAGAGAATTGCAGCGATCTTTGTGGACTAAAGTTAGTGAAGCTCAACACACATTAAAAACCATTGTTCTTTGTTATTATGAATGTGGTCGTGTGGCGACAGAGACGTCTATCATACCTATTAATGTGGAGTTTGATGATGATCTGTCTTGTTTCACTGGCTATGAGAAGACGGTATATGTCTGCTCTGAGTGTCATATTAGAAGTCAAGTAGCATATTGTAATGCGTGTTTTAAAGACGCCAAGTATGCGGGATTTTCCACTATGTCATTGTTGGGATGTGACGTTATAGTGCCGGATTACATCAATATTGAAAAGCAGTACGAACATTCACCTTGGTGTGTTAAAGCTGAGGCATTAGGAATTCATGTTAAATTTGAAGACCGGATGCAACAACACACAGCCACGGAAAGAATGTCTATATTTGAGTTACAACGAAAGATCGAAGTAAAGGAAGCTGAATTGTATGATTTGCGAACGGTGTTGAGGCGTCGTCAGAAAGAAATTGGTTATATGGAAATGAGTACACAAACTGTGGATACTGCCCAAGAAACAGTGCTTGCTGATGACACAAAAGTTAAAAAGTCTAAAAAGAACAAAAAGAATAAGGTAAAGTTCGCAGAGGCTCAAAAGCCGAGCGATGTTGAGCAGGAAGCTGTTGTGTTGGATAACCCTAGTGTTATTATTGATAATGCACAAATTGTCATTGAACATTCACTGGGAGGACAAGTCTGTCATTCGAATGGACAAGCTGTTTCGTATAATGTAAATGTAGTTAATAAACAAGTTTTAGTTACAGCACTATTTACAACAGTTCGTCATTTTTCTGAAGATGGGTTAGATCCTATCGACATAACTAAATGTGATGGTATCATACCATTATTTTCTTCCGATCATCCCTTACATTTGTGTTCTCCTGAGAAAGTTACAATTACTTCTGCTAAGAATGATTTACATGTGTTGATTTATGCGTTATACGTTCTACCATGGAATTCTGAGTCTTTGGCAGCGGTTGAACTTACCCAGACTTTGGATCAATTACAATTGTTGGCTAGAAAGTGGCCACCACAAAAACCAATCGAAATCGGTACACATGTTGCTGTTGTCACTTTGGGGACTGGTTCTCTTAAAAGAACTGTCACTTATGGAACAGTACGAAATGCGATAGTTTTAACTCCAGAATGTACAAGGATAGATCACAATGCAACTGTGGTTAATCCTGATTCAGGTTTAGGCCCTGGTGCTTCAGGTAGTATAGTATACTGCAAGGCACCGAGTTCTACTAAATGGATTCCATTTGCGTTACATTTTGGAACTTTGGAAGCTGGTAAGACTAATACTGCTTATTCTATCGATACAACTATTTCAGCAATTCCTAAAGAAGTTCGTATGTGGAGCTGACTCGGGTCGCCTGAGTACCACCTAGTTGATCCCGCGCCTTTAGAAAATATGCCGGCGCATGTAGGTATAAAAACCTACGATTCATTATTTTCCCCAATAACAGATCATAAGGTCTTGGAATCAAACATATACCACTATGGGAAAGGTGGTTTTCTCTCGATGAAAAGAGAGATAGAGAAGAGCTTTCGTGGAACTATGCCTAAGTTGGCAACTGATCCGGAAGCTATCAAATCGGTTATAGGTGATATGTATGAATATTACTCTGGTCTTCGCATTAGGTATGATCCTATGAGTTGGGCTGATACAGTTGCAGAGAAGGAAGAAGACACTTCAATGGGTTACCCTCTCGCTACAAGACACGCCAATCATGGAGATTTCTTGAAATGTTATTCTAGAGGTGAACCTACTGATAATGATTTGGAGGATTTGTACAACGATCTCGAAATGACAGAAAAGCTGGTGTTAGAGGGAAAGTGTCCTATTAGCTATTGGAAGTGCATGAATAAAGAAGACAAGTATTCTACGAAGAAAGTCGTCTCTCGTGCATTTCGAATGGTATCTATTGGAAGTTATTTTCTCTTGTGCTTATGTCGTCGATACTTGAAAATTGTGGATAAACATCTTAAGGAGATTATTAAACAGTTTCATTTAGTTACAGATGAGGAGCATTACATCACTCATGTTCTCGATCGAGTCGCTGGAAGGTTCTCTATGGGTGTGGATTATACTGCTTTTGATAAAAATTCTTCGCGATATTTTGTGATAGAGAGTATGAAGTTTCTTGATTATATGTCTGGATACCAAACACCACGTCCCATTATGGAGTATATTATTCTTAACATATCGAATCCTATGACGGTACTGACCAATAAAGACACAGGTGAAAGTTTGTATTATAACCTTAATGCTACTAATCCGTCGGGTCAGTATCATACTTCGAATGTAAATTCGTTGACCCATTTGTATCATAACTTAATTATCTTTAAAGAAGTTCTTCGAGTTCCTATTGAAGATTACCTGAACGATATCTGGGTCATCAGGAGTTGCATGACCGGCGATGACGGTCTCGAGACAGCTCAGGACCCTTGTGAGCTAATGCTCCGTGTTGAGCTTCTAACAACTAAAGTAGAAAGTTGGTTTGGAATACCAGCAAAGGTGGAAGGTTTGACTAACCCTAACGGAAAGTTAATTCCTTTTCCGCCCGATGTAATGGCCCCATACCTCTCTCAAGTCTGTGTTGTTAATGAAGAACAAGGATTCTATCATTTATTACCATCAAATCCTAAGAGAAGTCTAGCGAAAATGATTTATGTGCCTGAAAATTGTCGAACAAAATTTGACGAATTGATGACGGATCGAGTTAGAAATTTGCTGGATGGAATTCATGGAATTGCTGTAAATAAATATTTAAACCCCGATGTCCCTGATAATATAGTTTATGACTCTATGGTTGATTATAGCAGGGATTATGGCATTTTCCCCAAAAGACCTGAAAATATACTGAGCGCGGTGGGAAGACTCCCACAGGGACAAATTAGATTATAACAAATTATAATGCCAAAGACTCAACAAAAACAAAAGAAAGTGCGGAAACCTAAGAGACAATCACAACCTCAAATGATTTCCAAGCCAAAAGCCAAACAAAGTCAAAGTCAGCAGCGAAGAAAGGTTGAGACTCGTCCTCAACTTACTTCTCAAATGGCCCTTGCATACCTTGATCCGAAAGATAAGGTTGGTCCTCCGGTTAGTTCAACATCGTTAGGGAATTTTGTAACACTAAATTCCTTAAGTCGAGCTAATCTAACTACCAATACTGCTTTAGACCTATATGTTGTATGCCAGTGGACTGCTTCTGATATTTCTTTTATTTTCTGGAATGATGTTGCACCTTATAATGTTGGTGTTTTTAAATTACCTATGTTAACTGCTCAATCTCCAATAAATATTAGACCCCTTCGACAATCTATTAGTATTAGAAACACAACACAATTGGTTAATGTTTCTGGTTTCGTTCGAGTGATGAATATGCCACAGTCTTATGATTGGGGTTTGTCATTTGCGACTACAACTACTTTAACCGCAGCCTGTGTTGCTGATATTAAAGCATTAATTGAAGGCAGCCCTTTAACGCACACAACAACTGCTCAAGATCTAACTACAGGGAAGACGTGGGTTCAATATCCCGTTAGTACTGTAGGTTATAATACTTGGCAATCGTACTTACCTTATGGAAGTGTTACTCTCCCATCAGCATTTCAAACATCTAGTCAACAAGAAACTTTATCTACAATTATGATTCAAATCCCAGCTACGGCGTCTGGAACAAATTTGTTGGATATTGTTGTTCGGAGACAAGATGCTGTTAGATATGCAGCTAATACTGCAATATCTTCCACTGCTAGACCACCACCCATCTCTAATCAGTTTAATACTGAATTGATGTGTCGGTCGGCTTCACAAATTGCTGATAATCCTGTCGAGAGTGTTCCTAATTGGGCGGGTATGTATCGCCGAGCTCAACAAATTCTTGAAGGAGGAGCTGCATTGGGATCAACCGCGTTGGCTGTTACAAGATTGGCTGGAACTGTTGCCGCACTAGTTTAACTTCCCGAGTCAGGTGGTGACTAATAACCCGTATGTGCTTACGATATAGCACAGGTTCACCTACCCAAAGGAGATAGAAGGAAAACTATCAAAGAATGAAACCCGGTGGTCCCGTTAAAACCCCATCCTGGTAGTTTAGAAGAAAACAACTGACTCTCACTCAGTAGACGTATGCGATAAACATCTAGGCAAGTACATTTTGTGGATTACCTTTTCGAGTTTAAGTAGATCTGGCGTACCCAATTTGGAAAACTGATGATGTTTAGCTACCCAGGAT